CATTAGATCAAGATGAAGATGGTAGAGATAAAATCGTAAAAGAAGTTTCTATCAATGCAAGTACAACTGGTGCAATAGTTGATACTTTTGGACACCCACAAGTGTCATTTGATAGAATAAAAGTAATCATAAGCACAGCAGGAACTTTTGCAGCTGGTAGTGCATCAACAGTAAAGTTTAAATCTTTTGTTGGAGATGATACTGGATTAAAAATTAATCTTGTAGAAGAAGCAAGAGTAATTGATGGTGGATTACAACATATAGGACATGGAGTATATGTACGATTCTCAACTGGTGTATATACACTTGACGATGAATGGGAAGTAGAAGTATCAGGATTAAACCACACTTCAGGTGGTGGTATAGAAACAATACAAATGAAAAGGAGATAAAGATGCCATATCATAAAGGGAAAAAGAAAAAGAAAAAAAAGATGAAAAAAGGTAAGAGAAAATAATGGCTAAAAATCTTACTGGGATTAATTTAAAAGGTTTGACTGCTGTTCAAAGAAGGCAAATGAGCAGACATAAAACTCATCACACAAAAGCACATTTAAGAAAAATGGCTACTGAAATGAGAAAAGGTAAATCGTTTAGTCAATCTCACACTATAGCCATGAGAGCAGTTGGAAAATAATGGCACATATAGATAGAAAGAAAAGATTATTAAAGAAGTATGGTTTGAAGGGTGTCAATAAACCTAAAATGACACCAAGCCATAAAACTAAGAAAGCGATTGTATTATCACAATCAGGACACAAGTTGAAATTAATTCGTTTCGGATCGCAAGGTATGGGACATAATTATAGTGCTGCAGCAAGAAAGTCTTTCAAAGCAAGACATAGAAAGAATATTGCAAGAGGTAAAATGTCTGCTGCTTATTGGGCAGATAAATTTTTATGGAGTAAAGGTGGAAGAAAAAAGAATCCACCTAAATCACAAAAACAAGTATTTGGGAGAAAAAAATAATGTTATCAATATTTAAAGACGACAATGATTACAACGAAAAGAATATCATAGGATTTCTTTCGTTTGCTTTAATGTGTGTATTTGGAATAGTTGATCTTGTAATGGGTATTGTTGGAATTGAATTATTAGTCAATGATTACATTTACAATTCATTTGTTTGGGTTACACTTGGTTCATTTGGAATTGCAGGGGCAGAAAAGGTATATAAAAAATAATGCCAAAAAAGAACACAATAACTTTTGTAAGAAGAAATGGTAAAAAGAAAACAAGGCAAGGGCAAAGCAAGAGAACAAAGTATGGTACAAAAATTAGTAAAAAATATTACAAGAAAAGATATAGAGGGCAAGGATAATGGCAATAGAATTTGAAAATATTTATAAAGATAGAGTAATTGATACGATCCAAAAGTTGTTAAAACAAAACCTTTCTTCTATTCCTATCATGTTTGATGAACATAGAGGACAAGAAAGTTTTTTAATTGTACCTGAAGCAGATGCTTTTGTTGATTATGCAAGTAATGTACATATAAGAGAATTTACAACAACGATTAACTATCAATTACGAAAAGGTGGAGAGTACACCAAAGAGAATCAATTAAACAGATTGACAATGATAGCAGAAGTTGTCAAAAGACTTTTATTCAATAATAGAAACTATGAAAGTAATAATATCACATTTTGGTATGGTGGTATTGTATCAAGTGTAGAATATACACGAGATGAAGAAGATGAAACTATATCCAATGTTATCATCACTTTCCAATGTAACACAAACGAGGTGATTTCATGAAGTATAAACACATAAAAGGACTTCAACTACAAAAACCATCATACTTAAATACACCTAATCAAAAGATTAGAGAGTTGTTAGCTGGTAAAGAAGTTGAGTTAGAAAAAGAAAACTTGGAAGAATTTGAATCTTTAGGTGTTCAAGTTCAACCAGTAAAAAAAGAACAACCTAAAAAGAAAGTAAAAAAAGAGGAGAAATAACACATGGCAGTTAGTGGAAAAGTCTATTCTAAAAGTGATTTTAGTGTAGGTATAAAAAACAAAAATGCAACTGCATTTGAAACAGCAGCAGCTAATGATACTGCATACGAGTTACTTCCTGTAATTAATGTATCTGCACCAGTCCTCAATCTTGTAGAAAGTGGTGAGATACGAAGCAATAATGCAGGAATGATTGAACTTGATACAGATCAATTTAGAACTCAAAAAGGTGGATTTATCACTATGGATTTTGAAGTTCCAGCAGAACGAGATATGATTGTTCGTATGTTAGCTAATGTATTGCAAGATCATGGTGAAAGTGGTTCAGGACCATACATTCACACTATTCAAGCAACTTCAGGTGCAGCTTTATCAAGACCTGATTTTACAGGATCATCAAGTTCAGGGATACCAAGTCTATTTGACATTGGTTTATATTACCCTGAATCTGCACAAGATAAACTAATTACAAGTGCTGTATTACAAAGTCTTACAATGAACTTTGATATGACTGATGGTAGATGTTTATTAAGTGGAACATTTTATTCAGGTATGACAAGTTCAAGTAAGTTCTTAGTAGAACAAACTTTAAGTGCTAATTCAGCAGCACCAACTCTAATGAGTACATCACCAACACAAATAGAATCTTACTTTGATGTTAAGAAACTTGATGTTGATGGAACTTCGTTAGCAGATATGGTGATCACTGGAGTATCATTTACTTTTGAAAACAATGTAGCAAGAGTTGGTAGAGATTCTAATGGTGATGCAGAAAGTTATGCTTTTGGTATCCCATCAGTAAATATTACTGGAGAAATATCAATTATGTATGATGCAAACTTTGACTTTGGTAGTGGTGGTAATGTATTACAAGACTTTTTAAGTGGTAATACTGCAACACTAAAACTACAACAAGGTGATGGTACAGTTTCAACAGCAGGTGAGATGAACATAGAATGTGAGATATATTCAACAGCAGTAAATCTTGATCCGAATGCAGACACAGGTGCAGTAATTACAATTCCATTTAAAGTAGTACAACCTACTTCAAGTGGTGCAGCATCAGGTACAGCATTTAAGTTTGAGTATGCAGATTCAACCCAAGCAAGTGGTTGGTAAAGGAGTAACAAATGAAGGTTAAAATGTACGATAAAGAATGGGAAGTTAATAATATATCCTATGGTGATAAAAGACATCTTTGGAAACTTAGTGTATTAGCATTTGATGAAGGAAATGTTAATAAAAGTGAATATTATGATCTCCTAAGAGAAGTAGAAAAAATATCAGGTCTTACTGAAAAAGATTATGTGAAAAAAGATAAATCTGAATTAAGTATGGCACAGATAGATTTACTTCTTCAAGAAGTCTTTACAAACTATATGGGATTAAACCCAAAAGGATAATAGGAC